AATTTTCCATCTAAAGATTCTAATAACGTTTGTATTTTTTCGTTGTATATCATACTAATAAGTATTTTAAATATATTTTTTAGTTTCTAAGAATGGGATTAATACATTTTTAGTCCATAATTCAGCACCATATGTGCTTGGGTGAAATCCATCTTTAGAAAAATATCCATATTGTTCATCTAATTGTTTTCTATCAGCATGTGTTACATTTATTGATTCTTCTCTTGGTATATTTAATAAAGTATGTAGATATTCAAACATACCATTTTTTAACATAATATTGGTATCTAATTGATTATATAAATAATTTATTAATTGGTGTTCTTTGTGTTTTTCTATATCCAAATAAGATGAATCCATAAAAAATTGATGAATAAATTTAATATTATGTAACTTACAAAAGTTTTGTAACATTATCATATTTTCAATACTCGTATGTACTTTGCCTACGCCATTAGTCATATCACCATCTAGTAGATAATGTTGTTGTACAAACTCCAATTGAGAATCGCTACCATTTACTGTAAAATACCATCCACCATATTTTGCGCTATTGAACTCGCTACCATTTTTTGTTTGAAATGTTTCAGTATCGCCAATTAATCTATTTTTTAAATCCAAAAATTGACCAGACATTCCACCTTCAAAATTCTTCCAATCTTTTCTCATTTTATTTAAAATATATAAATTATCGATATACCAAGCTTTTCTGTATGAGCCACTCCACATTACTGTTATTAATATATCGGATGGTGATATACCTCTATTCATAGCATCCATAGCAGCAAGCATGGCTTTCTTTTGTATCAATTCCTGCCCTTGACTAAGAAAGCCGGTGTGCTCTATTGTTAATTCGTTATTTTGTTCTTTTAGGTGATTTTCCAAAAAACCAATCCAATTTTCGGTTGGAGTTTGAGAATGACTAAAACTACATCCACCGGTTATTAAATGTTTTATCATATGAATAAATATTTTTCAAATAAAAAAAGGTGGTAAGTATAGACCTACCACCCTATAAAGGTAATGAAAAAATTTGAATTAACCAACTTTAATTACAATAGATTTTGATTTTTTTTCTTCTTTCTTATCCATTGTTAATATAAGTAACCCATTAACAAATTTAGCTTCAGTTTTAGTTCCATCGTAATCTTTACCAACTGAAAAAGATAAATCAATATCTTTCACCAATTGAGAACTTTCTTCACCTTTTTTAGCTTTAATTACAATTTTATCTTCGGTAACTTCCAATTTAATATCTTTTGGATTGTGACCCAAAACACTTAATGTTAGTTCTTGCTTACCATTTTCTAATTCGCCAACAACATAATCGATTGATGATTTTGGATAAGTTGATGTGGTTTTCCAATTTGGTAAATCCGCTTCAAATAGTTTAAATAAATTGTTTAAATCGTGTGTGTACATATGCTTTTTTTTAGTTTAAAAATATACCTTGTATATTACAAATTATATACCAACTAAAAAAGTATGACGATTAGTCATACTTTTTAAATATAATTTGACAAATTGTCATTAGATTTCATTATCTTGTGACTCAATCACTGTACTCATATGGTCAGCCCAATGCATAATATATGGAATTTTGTATTTCATTCTTTTACTTATATCAAACACTTTTAAGTATTTGGCATTATCTTCATCATACAATCCATCAGTAAGTTTCATACCAAAATACTCTGCTTCTGAAACATTGATGTTATATTGTTGCAATAGAAACATTGTTCTATCGGTATGAGTCATATGAGATAACTCTGGATTAGCTGTAAATACTTTACCTTGATTCTTAATGTGCCAATCTGAAGGATTAGCTATGTAATATGGTTTTCCTTTTGTTCCCAATTTACCTAAATCGTGATGTAATGCACAAAATATCAATTCTTCATCAGTAAAGTCAACCTTACCTCCTAATTGAATAAATAGTTCTTTTACTTTTAGCGAATTTTTACAAACATTAAAAATATGGTCTATGTAACCACCTGTGTAGCAATTATGATATCCAACATTTCCACTTGCTGGTGCAATTGCTAAATTAACTCCTAATTCATCTTCTGAATACATGAATAAGAGTTTCTCTAATCTTTCTCCTGTAAAATACTTGTTAATAACGGCGATGAATTTGCCATAATTGTCTTTCAGTTCTTTTTCTGTCTTTTGTTTCATTTTCTTTGATTTAAGTTTTATTATTCTTTTTTTAAGCTTTTCTAGTGCTGTCTATTATAGTACTATTAAAAGATACCTCAAATATACAACAATTTTTTTAAATTTCCAAATTAATAGAGGTCTTTTTTCGTTAAAATTTTATAAAGTATCTCAACTTCCTCTTCTGTGGTTAATTCTGGCATATCTTCATCGAATAAACGCATAGTATATAGGGTAACTCCTTCTTCGGATTCGAACTCGGTAGATTCGGATGACCATAATGCTGGTATAGTATCCAACGATTCTTCTAATTCTTTTTGGGTCACATCCATTAATGGGATTACATAGTAGTAAAAAGACTCACCTAATTCATCATCTTTCAAGTCGATTCTAATGCATGGATTCCATTTTTGGAAGCTGATGTCTGTTATAGGAGTTTCAGGTACAATTATCATAGTAACAAAGATATGAAAAAAATGTGAAAAAATCAAATACTTATAGTATTTTTTTATTTATCATAGAATTTAAAAAATGAGCAAAGTTAAAATGACCATTAAAAGAAAAATGAGTATCATTTACTTCGCCATTCGTTGCATCATATATTGTTTGAAAAGATGCATACAGACCCAAATCTCGTTCCAATGACCATAGATAAACAAATCTAACATCTCTTTCTTTTAATAATATATTTTTAATAAAATTAAATCTTTTAGTATGTCTATCTTTATAAAATTGATGATTTGAAAAATGATATTGAAAATTTATTAATGCTTCTATTTTTTCATCATCTGATTCGTTTGTTTGATTTTTGGCATGTCTAATTTGTGGTTCTTTATCATCCATAGACGTTTTGTTTTTTTCATATCCACTTAGGATGTTATATGTACCATTCTTAAAAGGTACTTCAATCCTTCCGTGTAGTGTCATATTTATAACAGCAACATCGTTTGGTTTAATTTTATCAAAATTATCTATTATAGCATCAAATATATAATCATTAGATGCGCCGTTTTTTCCTAAATTAACAACATCATAATCTAACATTTTGGATAAATGATTTGACCAAATATCATCTCCTTCTTTTTTATAAGGTAAGTATTCTAGCTTAGTATTAGATTTACAATCTACATTACACCCATGCCCAAATGTCATTGAATCACCGAACGCCCATAGAGTATTTCTCATATTAAATTTTTGTTTAGTACAAAATTACTAACCATATTTTTTTCTGCCAAATGGCATAATCCATTTTTATTCATATTTTCAAATGATGGGTTTTCACTAAATAGATAGTTTATATTATCAAAATATAAATTCAAATATTGCTGATTTAAAGTGATGGGTGGTATTCCATTATATTTTTCTGAAAAAAATGTATAGTGTAAATCTACGATATTCAGTACATCCGAATAAGCTTTGTTGATATTAATATAATCACTAGTTGCTACTATGCAAGTATTATTTAATTTATTGAATTTTAATGGAGTATCCGAATATCGTTTGTATATTTCAGTAAAATGCGTTTTTTGTAATTCGTTTAAGGAATGTCTATAACCTAAATTTAATCTATCGATTTCTATTATGTTTTTTAATTTACTAAAATCATTAACTATTAAATCATTATCAAGATGTACAAATGGAAAAGATAACAATGATAATACTTTTAATTTTGGGTATGACCACATTGTTGGTTTCTTATATTTATCATCTACGTTAAATTCAATCCATTCATAACTTAATTTGGTTTCTTTAAAATAATCCTTATCTGAAAATATTACGGGTCTTATATTTTGTGCATTCAAATTCTCAATTGAATATTTTAAATAAATTTCCGTAATTTCCTTTAATCTAATTGGCAAATATGTAAATACCACTTTCATTATATTAAGGATTTTTTAATTACAAACTCACTTTTTAATCCTCCTCCGATTATTAAATCTAATAGTGAGTTTTCATTTTCTATTTTATACATTAATTTATTATGAACTAAATCTGACCATTCTTTACATAGTTTATAATTTTCATCAAAATTTTGTAAAAATTTATCTACAAATTGAGCAAATAATTTACCATTGGTTTTACACTTTTTTGACTCGTTGTAGAATGGGTGAGGTGGAACATCTAACATCCTCTCAATCATTTGTAATGGATATTCGTGTGTTGAAATAAAAGGAATTCCTGCTAATAACAATCCAAATGTTTTTTCCGATAAATATTGTGAGGTAAATTCTCTGTTACTCCAAGACCAACTTTCACATAATATTTGCATTTTAGCTTTAGGTAATACTCTAAAAAATACATCCATATATCCTTGATGATTTGCTATATAGCTTATATCATCAAAATCCGTATCCCCATAAATTGAATTTGTATTTATGTGAAATATTTTTGGCGAATGTTTTTGATATGCTGGATTTTGTAACGCATTTGTATGCTGTAAATATAACCTATTGTTTTTTAATTTACTTAATTCATTTATAATATTAACTCTATTTATTTTATGATTTTTAATACTATACATTAAATCGTAATCAAAATTTAACTTGTCATATACCTGTTTAAATTCGTAGTACCATCTAATGTTCCAATTGTGATTCCATTGAAAAATTGTGTTGGTTAAGGTATAGTAAAAATTTGAGTGTTGTGATTTTATCGATTCATTTAAAAAAATATTATCTGTGATAATATGATGCTTATTTAATTCATTTATAAGTGATTCGATTTCAATCCACTTTTCATCTACATAATCAACATCCTTTGTTTGTAATATTTTTTCAGTTCTTAAATAAGTTATTATCCATTTTTGATTTTCCGGACAATCTTTTAATAATTTAATAAATATTTTTAAAATTTGCTGACTTTCTCTCTCCATATAATCCCTATCGGGTAATATGTGTCCAATTTTTGAATCTTGGTTTCCATAAAAAAATGAGGTGAAATAATCTAAAATATGATAACCATCTTCCTCAAAGCTCATTTCTTGCTTAAAAACGATTTCAATATTAACACCATTGTATTTACACTTTACAACACCTTCGTTATTTTCAATAAAATATTCTCTATTTGTAGTATTATGTGCTAATTTATAAAATATAGATTTTTTATATGGGTGATGTATGTATATTTTCATTAATTATATAAGTTTTTTTTCATAGCCATTTAACCTATCCTTTCTCAACCGGCTCGCATCATTTGGATTATATATATCCTCATAATATGTAATTGGTATTTTGATAACCTCTGATAAATAATTAATTTCTTTGTTCCAATTAAGTATATCAGATGTGCATAAATTTATAATATATTGTGGTGGTGCTTTATAAACATATTCATTATTAGAATTATAACTTTTTTTTGAAAAATAAGTTTGATATGAATGGGATTCTATTAACTCTTTTATATTTCTTCTATTAAGAAGTATAATCTCATCAAACCTACTAATAATCTCTAAATTATTTTGATGATGGCATATTATTGTTTTAACAACCGAATTATCTTCATTATTATAAATAACTCTATTAGTTCCATCAAATGGTTCAAAAAATGGTTTTAGATTTCTTTCATTTGCTAACTTATTCATTAAAGATGTTGAACCTGTTCTTGGTAGAGCTATTATTAAAATTTTCATAAAATAGATTTTTCTTTTTTCATAGGTACGAATTTATTCTCTTCCTCCGATAACCAAATGTTTAAAGCATATCTTTTACCAATGGTTACAGGTAAAACTCCATGAAATATTTTATTTCCTATAAAAGATATACCATCTCCCTTAGAAAGTTCTATAAGCTCCATATTCTTTAAATTTTCAAAATGATAATTATTATTAACCGTATTAGTTATAGCAAATCTTCCATCTTCATAACCATCATTTAGAACTATAACAATTGTTAAAGAACTACTAGAATCTTTGTGTAGATTTAAATACCTTCCTTCATAATATGCTGTTAAACTCACATTTATACTTTTTACTTTTAAAGATTCAAAATCTATCCACAAATTCCAATCTCCAGTTTTATATTTACTTTCTAATATGTTATATACTTTTAATTTTAACTCTTCATCATAGATTCGTCTACAATCCCAATTTTCGTTTGGATTATAATTAAAAGGTACACCTATCTCTAATGCTTTTTTTAAAAAATAAGAACAATCATCATCATTTAAGAAATTATTTACGGTATGATTCATATTATATTAGTTTTTCTTATTTCATAATAATCTAATAAATTATTATTGTTTATGAATTTGAATAACTCGTCTGCAATTAATTTATATCCATTATTACTTGGATGTTTACCCGCAGTAGTACTTATCCAATTATTACCATCCTCCCATACATCTTTTCTATTAGTATCAATTAATAAATTTGCCATTGTTTTATTTTGATAACCCCAATATTTATCACTCTCAATTAAATCAGTTTTATCAACTAACTTATGAATATTTCTATTAATCATTATATCAAACGCATCACAAAAAAGATATCTGATTCCTAATTCTTTAAATATAAATTGAAGATGTAAAATATAGTTTTGATTCACTATATCATAGTAAGTATCATTGAATAAATTACCTATGTAATAATCTCTAAAATTTTTCTCCGCCCTATTATAGTTTATATTATCACCATTAACTCCATCAAAAATATATTTTAAAAGATGTTCTTTACTTTTGTATCGTTTACCCCAAATAAAAAAATCATCTTCGGTGGGGAAAAAAGGTAATGAATCCCTTAAAGATGATGACCACATAATAACAACGAAATCATTTTGAGTGATGATTTCGTTTTTTAATTGATACGATACTGCGTTAAATACTGCATTATTTGAGAATGCAGCAACTCCATTATTTTTAACTTCACATTCAAGTAGTTCTGATAAGTGTTTAGGCCAACAATATTTTTGTCTTATTATTGTTCTTTGTTCCGGATTATCCGTAGTATATTCATCTTCAACATTTCCACCAACCCCTTCAGTCCAACTATCCCCAAATGTAAACAATTTCATAATGCATAATATTAAAGATGTGTTTCTTTAATTTTAGCTACAAGTGCTTGGAATGCAGTTGATATTTTTGTTTTTACATCGGTTGGTAATGGAGCAATGACCGGTTTAATAACTGTCAATGGTCTCTCTACTCTAACTTTTGGTGTCTTTGCCATAATATTTTTTTTATTTTAATTTATATTTTACTTATAGTTTCGGAATTGGATTATTATTACAAACCGGACACCAGCTGGCACATCCATACCATCCGCATGGGGAGTAACCACAAGCGTAGCAGCTATTATGCATTATACTATATATTCCATCTTCTATGTCTACTAAAAATAAATCACCTGGTTCAAAGTCTAATGAGTATATTGTTTTGGATTCAAACACCATTTCTAAGCCAGTGATTTCAATTGTTGTTAATTCATTTGTATTTATATCAGTTACAACTAATTTATCTCCAACATATAAACTATTTACTTTTTCAAATCTAGTTGCGGTTGAATCTTTTTCCTCAACATAATATAAACATCCAGTGGTATCTGTCCAATTTTTACCATCTGCTAGTGTTATTTTTATCATCATCACTTCTACCGATTGTGATACCATAGCCACTAATTCAGACTGTATTTGTGTCAACGTTTCATTTGATTGTTGTAACGTACTATCCCAAGCATATGTTAGTATTTCGCTTGTAAAGTTTGCAGCCTCATTTTCATTTGAATCTACAAAATTTATAGAACGAATATAATCACCTAATTGTATGGTGGTAACATTTGTTAACGTACCATCGTATTTTAAAATATTTGAATCATCATCAGTATGATAATCAACATCATTACTATTACCTACTTCTTTTGTAATATATTTATATCTTGTTTTTTGATTTAATTTTTTAGTATCAACAACAAATTCATCGGTGGCGAATGAAATTGGTATTATTGAAGATTGAGTGTATCCACCCATATTAATGGTATCTAAATTTGAACCATATATAATATCAATTCCTCTTATAATTGAATATCTATCTTCTACCAAATTTTCTTCCGAAAATATAAATTCCTGAATTAAATAATTACTTTCAGCTGAACTTATAGTTTCATTCAATTCACTATTATTTGAAACTGTATATAATGCAGGGTAGTATCTCGTATCGTATTGGGGATATCGATATTTTATTAATACGTTTGGATTCGTAGCAGTATAATCTACTTCATCTAATGTATTTAAATTTAACGTATCAGATGTATATTTTGTTTTTGGAATATACTGTGAATCTTTCATTAAATTAAAAAATTCAAATTTATCAGCACAATACGTTTCATCTACTAATGCAGTTGTATCAAAAGATTGTCTTAAAATAAATTTAGTATCACTATCTTCTATAAATGGGACAGTTACTGAACCCTGTGGTACACTATGGTCAGTATATGTTATATTATTTTCTGCACATTTTTCTTTTAATATTTGTTTAAATCTATTTGGTTGATTTATAGGTTTATGAGAATCACCTTCTGTCCATATATGATGGAATTCGGTAATACCATTGGTAATTAACACATCAAATAACGCAGTGTAATCCAACAAATCTGCGCCTTCATTATAAATTGTGGTGTTTGTATTTATTTCTAAAAACTTAACCGAACCATTTTTTTGTAGATAATCACTACCAATTATTGTTGCTTTCATAAATGTTTTATTTATTTCTTCTGAATGTATCTATAAATATACTAAAACTGAATTTAAAGTTATTTTTAAATGATAGTAGGATTTTTTTTATCTTCCACTAGTTCTAAATAATTAGAATCAACTTCGCCCCATTTTTTTAATCCACATGCATTATAAGTTGCTGAAAATATTTTTTTATTTAATGGGCAACCACAATCACCACAATACGCACTCCATTTTAATCCTTTTATTACTTCTTTTCTATAATCACATCCCAAACAAACTTCAAGTCTTAATTTAGCTAATTCTTCACGTCTAGCGGTTGGGTTTAGAGAAGTTTTCCAAGCTTCAAATATTTCTTTATAATTAATTGTAGGTATAAGTGCCATGTTATATTAATGTTTTATTATTTTTTTGAATATCGTAATAATCATAAATATTATTATATTTTTTTATGAATTCATTATTTAATTTTAACTCACATTCAAAATGTTGACTTCCATTTGATTTTTCCATCTTAAATGCTTTACCGGTTTTATTAGATACCCATTCCTCTAATTCTCCAAAATTTCCAAATTCAAACCATTTTATTTTTGGATTATTATTATGCCAAAATGATATTGGTCTGAATAATATTAATAGCCAGTTTTTTATAAATGGGGTAAGATGTTTCTCAATTCCATTTCTTTTTGCAAAATCTTTAATTACTAACATTTGAGAATCCGGTGAAATTAAATCTAAATCTTTAAAAAATAGTATATCATCTAATTTTATTTTTTTAAATATATCAGTTAATTCTGATGAGTATCCCATATCAACCACATCAATAATATGTTTCCATAGTGATATAAATTGTTCATGTCTATTTCGTCTAATTGCAATTATTTCATATTCATTTCCAAATTTTTCAATTAAATTGTTAATTTTTTCATGAGTATGGGACATTTTATCTGCTAATTTTTCATTATCTAAATTTAAATTTATATAGTCTTTAGCAGAATCAATAAATTTTTGGTCAAAATGCTTTATATCAAATCCATTTCTTAAACATGATATATAAAAAGAAGTTGATGCACATCTTGGTAATGATATAAATAAAAATTTATTTTCTACTAACATTATATTAACGATTTCTGGTTTTTAATAAAATCAAATCCCACATTACCTGCCATAACAATTCTATCTAAAGTTGATTCCGATGCACTATTTGGTGAATGAGGCATATCTGCCTCCATTATAATTAAATCATCTTCTTCTGGTCTTATCCAATATTCCTTATCTTCTTTTGATTTAAAATATAAAACACCGTCATCACCATTCATTATATCTGGCATTTGAATGTAATAAACGTATGTATAATGTGGAATGAAGTCTTTATTTTTTTTATTAATTTCGGTATGTATATGATACTTCTCATCGGTATGAAAATTTTCTTGTACAGGATTTTTAGAACGAACTACATTTACCCATGCATCGGTATTAATTTTATTATAAGTTATATTTTTTTTATTATAAATTTCTTTACATTTATTAATGCCAATTTGAACAATTTCATCTAATTTGGTTTCTACTTTAATATCACCAATAAAATTTAAATTTTTATTCCATTCTTTTTTATAACCAAATCCATCAGTTTTAGTATTGGGTTGAGATTCTATGATGGAATATGCTTCCTTTAAAAATACCAATTTATCATTCAAACGATTTAATTTAGTTTTCCAAATATATGTGGAATCATCGAAAAATATTTTTTCCATATTATAAAAGATTTCGTTTTGTTGAGTCCGTTCTAACTAATGATATCCAATTTACTAATGAATACCTAACTCCACTCACTACTGAAGTTACTCTATGAGTTAATCTTGAATTAAAAATATATAATGTTCCGATTTTATTTTCTATTGGTACTAATTCTCCTTTAGGGTTTTTAATTTCTAATGTACCACCTTCGTATGTATTGTTTAATTGAATTACTATCGATGTAAATCTATCTCTATATACATCATTGTTGGCATCGGTGTGCCAATCAAAGTACTCACCTTCCTTATATTCAGTAAATTGAAATGGTCCAATACCGGTAACTTCCATACCATTTATATTGAAAGTTTCTCTTAATTTATTTGTTAATCTTTTATTTAAAAACCCTAAATCAGATATCCAACCGATTGATGATTTTCTAGTTGTTTTTGTTTGCAAAGTATTGGAATTATTATTATATACTTTAGCATCCGATAATGTTAATTCTTCTTTGCATTTATTTAAAATGTTACCACATTCTTCGGTTGACAGGAAGTTTTCGAATATGTTTATATTATCAATCATATTATTGTTTTTTAAATTATAATTTATTAATTATTAATTGTAAACGAGCGCATTCTTCATACATTTCTTTTTTTACCATTACTCCCATTAAATGATTTGCCAAATTTTTGAAATCACTACGATTTAATATGATATATGCCGGTAATACCTTATACTTAATTAGTATTATAGTTTTACAAGATTTATTAGATTTCCAATTATCTAACTTATCAATCAATTTAGATAATTGCTTTGAAGTTAAATTCATACGAACCAAATATGTAGACCAATCTAATAGTATTGAACCCTTTTCCAACTTATCTAATACACTAATGTTCATAACTTACAATATAAGAATAATTATCTACTTTTCCAAATTTAATCCATACAAATTTTTGGGGGTGGGGGTTGGGGGCCAAGTCGTTTTTTAAGAAATTTTTTATATCTCTATTGATAGTTTTATATTAAACCTATATATCTTTTATGATGATGAAATTTAGGTACTCCAATTTTACCATTTCTTAATCTATACTTATTATTCAACATATCCTTATTTCCAACAAATTGTAATCCAACATATTGACATATCTTTATTATATCATCGGTATTTTCATAAATATTCTCATATGTAACTTGTAAAACATTTGGTATATTTTTTAATATTTTGATTTTATCATCCAATTCTTTTTGTTTTATTAATATAGCCGATTCGTATTTTTTAATCCATTCTTCATTTATAGTGTATATGGTATGAGCATGTTCAGTTCCTCTTTCTTTAGAACCCATAAATATAGATGATATTGCAGTTTCATATGTATTTTTTCGTGTTAATACAATTACATAATCAAATGTAGAAATAAATTCCGTTAAACCCATTGTACACATATCCTCTATATGGTGTGGAAAATCTTTAACAATAATATTATCTAATGTCAGAATATCGAGTGGCTTGATTGGATTATTGAATGGTTCGTGATAGGAGTTTAAACCTAATTCTCTTCCTAACCAATTTAATAAACTCATACCACCGGAACGTTCATGTGTTAATATTAATAATCTCATATCATTCTATTTACCCATTTTCTTAGTCTTTAACCACCTCTTTATCAACCATATAGGAAAGTATCCAACCCAATAGATTGCGATGAATAGGGAGAGGCTTAAGAGCAATGGTATTAATCCTAACCCATATATAATATCTAAAGGTTTCCACTTCATGTCCGATTAGTTTAGATATCTAAGTTAGGGTTAGCGGCTTTCAATTTCTCTCTTAATGTTTGAATTAAAGATTTACTTTCTTTAACCTGCGAATCTAATGCAGATTGTGCATTTGCATCACCCTGTTGTGCGGCTTGG